AGGCCTCTTCGCCATGCTTGTTCCAAGTCGCTTGCAAGTGCGCCGATGGGTGTTCTCCATGCCGGAGAAAACGACGGTGCGCATACCATCTGCGCTCGAAGTTGACGGCCGATCCGATGTAGCGCCTACCGTTCTTCAAGTTCACGATTTCGTAGATGCCGCCGTTCATGCGCCAGTCCTATCCCACAACGCGAGACCCATTCCGCTGTGCGCTACTTGGTTGTGCGGAAGGGTATGGACAAGGTTCCAGACCCGCGTCTGCCACGGCCACGCCTCATGAAATAGAACGCGTCCTCCGCGTTCGCAGATTGCCCAATCAGAATCTGTGTCGTCGGCGTGGTTGCCGTCCATGTATGCGAAGTCAAACTTCAGCCTGTCGGCGAGACGGCGCTTTTCTTCGTTGTCGGCGATGTCGACGCAACGCACATTCGTGATCCCGAGTTCTTTCAGAATTTCGTGCTTCATCGGGTTCGAGTAGACCGTGAGGTCGCATGTCACCACTTGTCGAAAGTACCGGGAAAGCACGACCGATGTAAGCGCATTCCACGTGCCGATTTCGAAGCAGGTGTCGCCGCGCACGCCGCGGGCTTTCAGGAAGGCGTCGAGCCCGTGAAAGACACTTGATCGCCGCAGCGCCTCCGCTCCAAACCTCTGATACACGCGCAAAAGCTGTGGGTCATCGAGGATGATCTGAACCCGGTGACCGACTTGCTTCTCAATCTCAGATGTCCAGAACTGCACGGGGCTTCCCTTCGATGATGTCCGCGAGCCTCTTGTCGCAGCTGATTGGATGGGCTCTCAAATTATCGCGGAGCCATGCGAGTTCGACGGCAGGAACATGGCCGATCGGATCATCACCGCGGCCCGCGCGCCAGGGTTCATTGACGTTGTGAACGCCAGACGTGAAGAAGTCGAAACCGGTGATGTAGACCTCGCTCGGAGCGGCCTCGAGGACGTCGAGGATCGCGCTGAATCCAGTCGTCGGGATGTGGCCGCCGAGCAGCTTGAAGCCACGAAGGAAGTGCTCGACGCTGGGGACGAAGGTCGGGCAAAACCACCACTCCGCGCGCCGCCGATAGATGTATCGGAAATCGACGCCTTCCATTTTCCCGTTGATGCGGTGCCACTCCGATTCGATGAACTGCGCGTCCGGGCACTTGTTGACGCAGAGGCGGACACCGTCACCGATGAGCTCGGCGCGGCCCTTGCGGATGCTGCCGCCGTAGAAGCTGTAATGGACATCGGTGCGGACACCCGCCGGCCTGGATGTTTTGTAATTGTTCACCCTGACGACGACGTCGTGGGAGTCGATGAACCCGGGCTCGTTCTCGAGCACGCCGGGCCCGCTTCCCACAATCGCGACCTTCTGGCCAGCCAGTTCCGAGCGCAGCGTGGCGACATCAGAGAAGAGATGAGGCTTCATTGTGAATTGCTCCTGGGCTGGCGTCGTCGATGAGCGATCGCGACTTCGAATCCCGGTGCAGCACCTTGCGCGGCGTGATCTGCGCAACGAAGGGCGTCCGTGATGCGAGGCCGCGGCTCGACCAGAAGATGAGCGCCGGTTTGTTGAAGGACTCCGCGAGGGGCACGATGAACGACGGGTAACCGATGAAGGCATCCGCGTTGCTGGCGAGGTCGATGAGCCCGCGGATCGTTGTCGCGTTCGCGAGGTCGACGTCGAGGCGCTTGAACTGGTGAAGCGGCTCGCCGGCGCCGACCTGCACGAGCGTGGCCTTCCCCTTCAGCACGTCGAGCGCGCGCTGAATCTGGGCGCAGTCCGGAAGCAGCTCCTTCCCGAAGCCATCGGACCGTCCCATGGGTGCCCGCGGCAGCTGGACCAGCACGACGGGGCGGCCTGGTGCGCGGACCATCTTGACCAGGTCCGGCGAGCCGGTCTCCCAGTCCAGTTTCAGCTCGACGTGCTCGCGGATGCCGGCCGCCAGGCACATATCTTCGAACTGGGTCGTCGACGGCAGCATCTTCCGGCCGACATAGTGCGCGGTGATGTCGATGTTCGCGCGCGTAAAGGGGAAGGTGTCGACGTGCTGCTTCATCGCCGCGAAGAGGTCGGGGTAATCGGTGGCGACCCGCATCGACTTTCCCGTGGTCGCGACGAGGTGGCGGACGACGCTCTGCAGGTAGATCGAATCGCCGAAGCCGCGGCCGGCGCGAATCGACTTCATGCCAGGGCTTCCTCGAGGTCGACCCGGGGGAAACAATTCAGCGATGTTTCACGTGAAGCGTTCAGGACCGGGATGCCGAGATGGAGGGCGAGTTTCGCGATCTCGCGGAACTGACCCGGCCAGGTCTTGAGGCTCGCGCAGTTCGACAGCCCGGGGGCGTGGTCGCCGTGCCAGTGTGTCCGGCCGTCGGTCTTCTGGCAGTCGTACCCGAGGAGGACGATCCGCTTCGGCAGGCCGGCGAGCGCGAGGCTAATCGCGCATGAACCGCTGTTCCCGGACCGCTGGAACCACTCGACCATGTAGACCGTCCGCACCCCGAATTGCTTGCACGCCGGCGACATGCTAGCGCGCGTGCCGCTGAACTCGAGGAGGTCGCGCGCGTGCAACTTCCAGAAATTCGAGTCGAAGCCGAAGCAGACATCGGCCCACGGGCACATGAAGCCGGTCAGGTTCGTGACTATGGTCGGGTGCCAGCTGAGCCGAACGGCCATGCAGTCGAGCTCCGTCAAGCTGGGACCGGAGGCGATGCACACGACGGTGCGGCCCTTCCAGTCCGGGCGCTCGAGCTTCAATTTCCCGCCAGGCTGACGCCGCTCGACGCGAGGAGGGTGAGGTATCGGATGCCGCTGTCGCGGTCCGGTAACACGGCCTCGATGTTGAAAATCTGGCCGTTGGCCCGGTCTGTTGCTCGCATCTTGGCGCCGCTCTCGAAACCGGTGCGGTAGGAGCCGGTGAGGCGGTGCGTCACCTTCGATTGCTTCGCAGCGGATGCGATGAACTCGGTCCCGCTGAGCGGCTCGACCCGGAAGGGCATCGGGTTCCCGGTGTCGAATGCTGGAATCCAGTTCTCGACCAGCTTCCCGTCGCTGTCGTTCTCGGCGAAGAAGGTCTCGAAGTAGAGCCAGCGCCGACGATGTCCCGCGGGCGAGGTCTTCTTCATGCCATCCCCAGGCGCACGCGCAGAGGCCGGAGCAGCGCTTTCGCGCCGTTCGGCATGCTGTTCGGCGTGAAATCGACGGTGTCTTCGCGGTTCTGATACCAGTCCGCAATCGTCATCAGAAGCGCCTGCTTGATCGCCGCCGGCACCGGTTGCGCGTCGGAGTCGAAATCGCTGTAGCCGGCGCGGTAGCGAACCCGGATGCCGTTCAGCGTGGCGCTAGGCCGCGGCCAGGCGCCGACGGGGACGATCCGAGGGATCAGGCTGAAGTCGTCGAGGGCGTAGCCGTCGGGGTCCATCTGGCCGTCGCTGTCGTCGGCGGAGATGAAGGACAGGATTTCAATCAGCGGCGGGCCGGGCAGCTCGATGGCCCCGTCGGTGAAGGTCGACGGCCGGCAGTGCCGCAAAATCTCGACACGGGGGAACTCGGTCATCGCGATTTCCAGCGTCCGCGGCGCGATCGTGAGCCCGGTGAATCCCTCGGCGAGCTCAACAGCCGCGGGGAGATAGATACCCATCAGGAGATCGTCGTCGGGGTGCAACTCGTTGCCGTCGCTGTCGGTCTCGATCGCCACGATCTCGCACTGGCGCCGCAGCGCCGCGAGGTCGAGGGGATAACTTTCCGGCGCGCCGATCTGCTTCGGGATCATGTCAGGTCTCCTTCACCGGGGACGAAGTCCTTTCCGGGGCGGCCTTGCTTGACCGCGAGACGCCAGGAACCATTATTCGCGTTCGGCGAATCCTTGGTGTCCTTCTGCGCGATCCAGACCGATCCGCCGTAGGTGACGGCGTCGCCGGCTTCGTAGCTTCCGGCCGATTTGTAGATGCCGCGATCGATGACGACTTGCATCTTCACCTCGCGGCGGATCTCGCGTTCAGAACTTTTAAGGCTGAAGATCAGCACGCGGCCGCCGTCCTTCGCCTCGACCTGGAAGTCGTCGACGCTGAAGCCGTCGCGGCCGTCGGCCCCGTCGCGGCCGTTGATTCCGTCGATGCCCTTCTCGCCGGCGCGGCCAGGCACACCGGGTGCGCCGTCGCGGCCGTCGCGACCGGGGACACCTTCCATCCCCTTCTCGCCGACGAGGCCGCGCTCGCCAGGCTCGCCACGCTCACCGCGCGGGCCTGGGGCACCATCCTTACCGGTCAGACCGATGTCGCCCTTCTCGCCGCGTGCGCCTGGCTCACCGGGAAGGCCCTTCTCGCCGCGCTCGCCGGGGTCACCCTTCTCGCCGCGCTCGCCGCTCTTGCCTTCCAGGCCCTGCAGCCCGCGTTCGCCTGGCGCGCCGGCGTCGCCTTTCTCGCCTCGGGCGCCGGCTTCGCCTGGCATGCCCTTGTCACCGCGTTCACCAGGTGCACCGGGGTCACCCTTCTCACCCTGCGGGCCGGCGGGCCCTGTGGCACCAGCGGGCCCGGGTTCTCCCTGAGCACCTTTCTCGCCTTGAGGACCCTGAGGGCCGGCCTCGCCTGGCGCGCCTTTCTCACCGGCGGCACCGGCGGGGCCCATGGGACCCTCAGCACCGGCGGAGCCGTCGTCGCCGCGGTCGCCTTTCTCCCCGCGCTCACCAGGTGCGCCAGCTTTCCCGATCGGGCCTTCAGCACCAGCGGGACCGACCTCGCCGGGCTCACCTTTCTCGCCGCGGTCGCCGGCCTTCCCGTCGAGGCCTTGAAGTCCCTGCTCGCCCTTCTCACCTCGAGGACCGATGTCACCGGTCAGACCCTTTTCGCCACGCTCACCAGGCGCACCCGCGGCGCCGGCGCGGCCCTCGGGACCGATGTCGCCGGCGTCGCCCTTTTCGCCGCGATCGCCAGGTGCACCTTTCTCGCCGACGAGACCGCGTTCGCCTGGATCGCCTTTGACGCCGGCGGGGCCGATGTCGCCGCGCTCGCCCGGCATGCCTTTCTCACCGCGCTCGCCAGGCTCGCCGCGAAGGCCTTGATCGCCCTTCGTGCCGGCGACACCGGCGGGGCCGGTCCCTGGTGCCGGGAGTGCGTCGAGGCGCCGAGCAACAACATCGACGGCCCCCATCAGCTTCTGCTCGGTGCTGCGGAGGAACAGCGTCATCGATTGGAAGATCGACTCGCCTAGGGCTTCGGCTTCTTTGGGCGTCATGACGATTCCTGAGGGTCAAGGGTGACGGCGATTCGCTCGCTGCCTTGCATCTGCGCGCTGACAATGGTGTTCGAATCATCAGCTGCACGGAACTCGACCAGCGCCGCGCCGCCGCCGGCTGGCGTGATTGTCGTCTTTCCAGCCGCAACGGCGAGCAGGATGCGCAGCGCATCCAGTGCGGTGTATGGCCCCTGCACGGCGGTCTCGAGGCAGTTCGGCGCGGCCAACAGAGCCGCGATGCCTTCGTTCACTTCGACAAGGTTCTGCCCGGCCGTCTTGCCGTTGCTGAGGACGTAGGCCCAAATCGCAGCAGCACTGGCGCCGCCTGTCTCCGTGGCGATGGATGTCGGCGCGGCACCGGCGAGCGCGATGCTGCCGACACCGGGCAGGACGATTTGATCGCCGCCGACGGCAATCGAAGGCGCGAGGCCGGCAAGGCTCACGGCCCCCGCACCTGGCTGGGCGATGGCGTCAACGCGAACGACGGGCGCGAGGCCGGCGACGATGATGGCGCCGGCGCCAAGTGATGCCGTCCGGTTGTCGGTGGCGATCGCCGTCGGGACCTGACCGCTGACGACGACGACGGCGGCGCCCGGCTGGCTGACGACACTGCCGCCGGTGAGAACCGCGGGCTGCTGTCCGGTGACAGTGATGGCGCCGGCTCCGGGCTGCGCGATCACAAGGCCCGTGGTCACGGCTGTCGGCACTTGGCCGCCGATGGTGATGGCGCCGACGTCTGGCTGCAGCGACGAAGCCAGTGCGGGCACCTGACCGGCCAGCACCACCGCGCCGGCTCCGGGCTGCGCGACGGCGCCGGTGATCAGCGTGGGCTGCAGGCCGGCCAGCGCCACGGCGCCGGCACCCGGCTGCATGATCGCGTCGCGAGGAGCGGCGGGCTGCTGGCCTGCAATGACGACAGCGCCGGCGCCGGGCTGAACGATGGTGCCGACCACCGCGGCAGGCTGCTGGCCGGTGATCGTGACGGCGCCCACGCCGGGAGAAATAGAACCTTCGCGGAGTGCCGTCGGCGTGGTGCCGGTCAGCGTGATCGAGCCGACACCTGGCTGCACCACCTGGGCCGACAGCACGCTCGGCGCGAGCCCGGTGATTGCCACGCCGCCG